TACCAGCCAACGCAGACTTTACAACTGGCTGTTGCGTAACTATGTACGCCCTATTTGGCATCAGGTTTATCTATAAACAAACACGCTAAGTCAGGGTCGCCAATCTTAGTGGATATCCACGCAAACACGGTACTAATTATCGGTACAAGTAACGCAATGAGCATTGGGTCAAAATCTTGTTTTACCATGCCGTACACACACAAACCAAGCGCTGCACCTTTAGTTGACTGATCGCCGATTTGCCTGCGTGCCTTTGACATAACTAGCCAAGTAGTGCAACAGCTTCATCTGCTGTTAATCCAAGTTTGTCTAGCACGGCTTGACGCGCAGCGGCTTTGGCGGCTTGTGCTTTGGCTGCGGCTGCGGCTTTGGCTTGTTGTGCTTCAATTTGTGCGGCTTCTTCTTCGGTTGCGTCGCGCACTAAATCGTCTATTTGTATTTTGTATGTCATATAGTCCTAACTGTTCGCGTAACCATAAACAAAAATAGTTCCGCCTGTTGCTGTACCGCCAGAAACAATGATCGTAAACGCCGTATAAGACGTTGTATCATTTAAAAACCCTGAAAAAATTGCGTTTCTGTTTGTTGTCAAATTTGCGGCTTGGCCGCCCACAACAAATGTGTTTTTAGTAGAAAATGGTGTCAAAATGTCTGCACAAGCGTTTAGACCATTTGCATTCCCAAAACCAAAATCGCTAAAGTTTGCGGCATTGTTGTTTCCTTTTCCTGCGATTGCACCGCTTGAATAAGTTATTAACGCGTAACCTGCGTAATAACCAGTTGTCGTTGCGCCCAGTTGTAATTGCAAATCAACAGCGGTGCTAGCCAAACCGCCTGAAATAACTATTTTGTAATTGTTATAGGTTGCACTAAACGCACTAGAAACCGTAACGCTAGAAACCGTAGTGCCAATAGTCGTAGCACTAATTAAACTTAAACCGCCTGCTGGACTAGATGCAGCAAAACTTAAATTAGCGTTAAGCGACGCAGCGGTTAAAACCTGACCAGCAGTATAAGTAGTTAATGGCATAGTGACCTCACTTTACCCTAGAACGTTGTCAGCGTTTAGGATACCAAATGACGTGTCGTCAAGTATGAATTCGTAAACTACAATGGTTGGCGACGTAAAGTAAGTGACGCTATGCCCGGTGTTTACGTTGATCGTATGCTCAATACCTTCGACTGCCAGTTCTTGTGCTAACTCGGTAATTGTTACGCCCGATACAAATGATTTCTCAATAGTGATCGTGTCGCCAACGTCAATCACGGCCACCGTGTCACGCTGGGCGTTAGACAACAAAACAAACGACGTAGCCAAAGACGTGTAACGCGCCTCAGGTTCAGGGTCAAGCAAATACAACGCCAAGTCAAGCGCCGCCGTATCGTTATGCAACAGGCTGTTAGTGATGCTGTAAGTCTGCACAAAATACTTTGCTTGACTACCGGCATCGTCAGCGACTTGCGGATTACTACTGCCAAGTATTTGTACGACCGCGCGGTTAGTTACTTGGTCGGCCTCAAATGTTATGCCTACGCCGTTGTACGGAATGTTTGTGCCGTCGTCATGAAAGTCGGCTACTGACGGTGTGAGCGTTGTGCCTAGTCGAGCGTCAAACACTAAATCGCCGTCACGCGACATAAACAAACGACCCTGCTCAGCGACGTTTACGTTAGACAAATACCCAAGCACGTTTGTGCCTTGCGGAATAGTAAACGCCGCTGCACCGCCAAGTGTTTGTGTGCCTGTAGCAATGTCACGTGTTAACGCTGGGAACGCCACCTCAGGCTGGTCAAGTACCGCTGTGACTCGAGCGCTGCTCAATTCCTCGCTGACATTAAATTCGTCTAAATATGTTTGTGCCAACAAATAGAAATCGTCTGCACAAAACACGGTCACCGTGTCAAGACCGCCAAGCGCAAAGTTGTAGTCATAATTTACGATCACGCCAACAAACAAATATTCTTTGACGTTTAACGAACTGTAACGCGACAAGCGCACTCGACGCATAGGCGCTAAACCCGGCTGGGCTAGCGGTGTGTCGTAGTACGGCGACTGCGTATCAAACGGGTTAAAAATGCCTGCCGTGTCAAGCATTGTAAACGACATAGTGCCAGCACTAAATTGGTCGCCTTGATCGCGACGACCACGCCTAACAGAGATGCTGTTTACGCCGTCAAGCACACTCGCAAAATCTGTTGTACCGTCAAGCACGTAAGTTGTGTTGTCAAGCACGCCTGCCGTTGTGTCGTCAAGCAAAAATGCGTCTTGCACAAATCCTGTGTCAATCTCTAAGTCATAGTTGCCACTAGCGACAACGGCTGTGCCTGCCATTACGACGCAATCTGTAAATCGAGTGGCCCGTTAGTGCGCTGGTAGGCCAACAAACTGTTTAACACGCTTTGCCCGATCTCGGCGCTAGTTGACATACCGCCTGTCACGTTTATTGTTATGCCATCAGTTCTGCCGTATACAGCCATCATCTGTTGACCGATACCGGCGTAAATTGCGTCGCTGTTAAATGCTGGCAAAACACTATTGTTTACGCCGCGATTATTGCCGCCACTTGATCGGCTACCGCCACCGCCGCCGCCGCCGCCTGCGATGATTGCTGGTACGGCTGGCATACTTGTACCAGCCTCGCGCGCCATACGATCAGCCGTACGCACGTCACCCGTCACCGCTGTACCGCCAGCACCGCCGCTACCGATACGACCTAACGAGATTGTGGGCAAACTGTCAATGTCCGTAAACGGGTTAATTATGTTCATGCCTCGAATAATGATGTTTATTGCACCAATAAACGCGTTAGCAAACATTTCAAAACCTGCAATTAAACCGTTTAGCACCGTGTTAACTACGTTTCTAAATCCCTCAAATTTTGTGTACGCAACCGCCAAACCAGTTATTAGCGCGGCAATGCCAAGCGCAATAAGCGTAAACGGGTTGGCCGCCATAGCAAAATTGACTGCCAAAATTGCTGTAGCAATAGCGCTGATCGTGCCGGCAACAATTAAAAACGCTTTAGGGTTTTTTTGTGCCCAGTCAGCCATGCTTTGCAAAACTGGCAACACTTTTTGTAGCACCGGCAACAAACCAGCGCCAATACTTTCTTGTGTCTCAGCCAAACTGTTTTTAAGTATTTTGAATTGACCTGCGGCCGTGTTAGCCGACTTGGCGGCCGCGCCACCAAAGTTGTCGTTTAACGCAAGCATTACCGTGTCGAGTGACGCGCCGTCTTTTATCATGCCTTTCATTTCAGGCGACAACGCTGCGAGACCTTTCATGTTGCCTGCATACGCTTTAGCCAACGCGTCGCTGACCGTCGCCAAATCTGTGCCAGTAGCAATTGAAATGTCTTGTGCAAGACCTAACGCGCTAGTTGCCTCGCCAACATTTTTAGTACCAACAAGCAACGCCGCAAACGCTGGTCGCAACTCGCTGTCAGCCGTACCAGTAGCCCTTGACATAGCGCTAATCATGTCCTCAGTCGCCGCGACCGTTGCATCAGTAGCACCCACCACGTTTTGCATCGTGTTAGCCAATAACGCTTGTTGCTGTTCGTCTTCGGCTGCTGCCTTAGCCGCCAAACCTAACGCGCCTGCAACCGCCGTCAACGCTGCCGCTGCAGGTATCGCCGCTTTTTTAATAGCAAACTGTGCTTTTTCGCCGACGGTTTCTAATTGCTTAAATTCTTTAATCGCTTTGTCAATGCCTTTGCCGTCGAACTCGCTAATAATCGGAATAGATAATGCCATAACTAAAAATCTTTCTGCACGGTGCGAATAGTTTTTAATATCATCTTTTCCATTTCGGTTTCTATGCCGCGACGCGCCTTGTAAATTGCTGGCCCAAGTAGTCGAGTACGACCAGCGCTAACAAACCCAAGCGCGTTACCTAACTTGTTTGCATTAGCACGACCAGCCGTTTCAAAGATCGCTGCCGCCGGGTCTTTTTGCTCAATAAGAATTACACCTACCGCGTTGCGTCGAGTGTCAAATCTCATGCGTACACCGCTAACCGCTTTAGCCGTGGTGAATGGAAATAGTTTGCGATCGCGTTGTGTCCATTTATATTTCATGCCCGATAACGGCAACTTTGTATATACGGCTTTGCCTGCGTTTATTGCTGGCTGGGCTATTGCGGTTGCGTCGGCTTTGAAATCTTTTTGCAACTGTGGGTCAATTTTTCGCAAATCGTTAATCGCTTGTTTAACCCCGACGATCTCAATAGTTGTAGATACTGGCACGGTCACCTCTTTTGCTTATTTAATAGCGTAATCACCGTAATTAGGTCGCGCGTGTCAAACTCGATTGCCGTAGGCCAATACCCTGTTGCAACTAATAGTTCGGCTAGTTGCCGTCGGTAACTGCCTACGCCGTATGGTTTGGGTCAGTCTCGTCTACTGCTTCAATAGTCATGTTTGGGTTCGCTTTAACCCAGTCACGATATGTTGCCGGCATTTTTTCGCCGCCAAGTTTTAACAAATGATATGCCCAACAAACTAGATCGGTATAGCCAATGCCTTTGCCGTCACTAATTTTGCGACCCTCGTTTTTTTCCCATTCGCAAATAACAAACATATTCGTCGTCACCTCGACTGGCGCTGTGCCGTCTTGTAGATCAACTTTAAGTTTTAATTTCATGTGCTGTCCTGTTCTCGGCCAGTAACGGCGCGTGTTATGGGGTGATGTCTGCGACGTATGTGCCGCCAGCAAGTTCTATGTCAAACGTCGATAGTTCGCCAAGACTTGCATTTATGACCGGCAACGCGCTCAAAAATGTGTTAGTTAATTCAAATCCGGGGTTAGTTGCTGCGAGCGCGCCGCTGGTTGGCTTGACGCGTATAAAACATTTTGTGCCGACAAGCGCCGACAACACGGCGTAACTTTCGCTGGCTGCGTACGACGCGTACACGGTTAGCGTGACGCTGTTTGATTGCAACCCTGCCGTATTGGTTCGGGCAGTCGAGCCAAACGCGGTGTCCTCTAACGCCTCAACGTTAAAATTGACGACGCACGCCGTGACCTGATCGGTGATGTCCGTAGTTGATGCGCTTGTTGCGCCAATTTCTACGGTTGGGTTACTTAGATATGTGCTAGTGGCCATGTGTTACCTCGTTTGTGTCTGTAATAGTTTTACCATATCGCAACGCTATCTGTGTGTATGCTCACGCCGTTTGCGCTTGCACGCCAACCGCTAGGTCATAACACGGATACTCTTGACCGCCAATTTCAAGCGTGCCGGGGCGACCCGACATCACAATTACGGCTGAGCCAAGCACCGTAGCCGTGATCTGCAATATTTCGCGCAACACGGGTAGCCCTGCTGGGCCGCTGCCAACAACTTTGATTGGAAAGTCAACGCGCACAATGTTGCCGTTACCAGCGATTGTCGTAAAACTTAGCGCTTGTATATAAACGCAATTAGGAACAAGCCGTGTTGGGTCATTGACAACCCGTAACCCTGTTACGGCTGTGAGCGTGGCTGTGAGATCGTCTAGCGCCTCGTTTAACAGGTCTGTGTACGGTGCAGGCACTACGCCACCGCAGGTCGGTCAATACCTAACAACTGTTTGACGATTGGTGTCATTGACTGTTGCGGTGCTGTAT